CTTCCGTATGTATCAGTATTTGATGATGTGCTCTCGAAAGAATATTGTGACAGATTTATCGATCGGTTCGAGGAGAATGAGGATCGAGTGCAGGTGCATACAGACTATAAGGACATTCGACATTTCACCGAAATCAATATCTCGCAGCATTGGCCAGATCTTCATGAGTTCATGACGCGACTGGTTACTAGCTGTGCAAAGGCATATCAGGCGCACAATCAGATTGTAACAGGGATCGAGTGGCCGACACAGTACGGTTATGAACAGTTTCGCATGAAGCGATACCTTCCGAATGGTCATGATGAATTTGCTTTACATACCGATGTAGGTAGTTACGGAACGGCACGGAGGTTTTTGGCTTTCTTGTGGTATCTGAATACCCCGGCGTCGGGAGGGACAACTGGGTTTGGGAAGAGTGTGGATTGCCCCCATTTGATCATTCCTGCGGCTCAAGGCAGACTATTAGCGTTTCCCCCGTTATGGACACACCCACATTGGGGGTCGAAGGTGACCGGTGGACCGAAATACATCATTTCGGGTTATTTGCACTACATTTGAGACATAAATAGAGGGAACCATGGGGGATCTCTATGCCTGATAATAAAGGGTTGATCTACGAGCATAAAATCAATAAGGAATTGAAGAAGGCAGGCCTGCAACGAAAGAGTTTTCAACCTGCTGGATCTGATTCTAATGCCCCCGATGCTGAATTGACACTCAAAGATGCACAACATAAGGTTGAGGTGAAGTTGGATCTTAAGGTGGACTTTGGGCAAGGGTCTTTGATGTACAACCTTGAAACAAAGAAATGGGAATTGGGAGGAGCCGATACGGATTCTGCCAAACAGATGCGTGAATTTCTTACGATGATTGGGGTGCCTCGGTTTGTGAATGAGCACTGGGGTCGTCATGGTGCCCCGCGTAAATTTACTGTGGACCCAAAACATTATACTCAGAAGGATGTGGACTGGGATTACGCTCACTTCAAAGATTTCTTTGTCGCCGTTCCGAGTGATTCCGTGGCGAAGTATTATAACAGCAAAAAGACCTACTACATACAAGTAGGGGATGGTTATGGTTTTTATTGGATGGGTCGTGATATTGCACGGTTAGGGGTTCCTAAGTTCACAGTCAACCTACGATTACGTGTTCGGTTGAAACGTGGGGGAAGTTTCCCGATTTATAATTATCGTTTCAGCACCGCACTTCAGGCAGTATCCCTTTCAAAATCAACTTCTGACCTGGAAGATCCGAAATTTCTATTGGCACTTAAAGCACGACACGGGAAGAAGCTGTAATGTTATCATTTACTACGTATCTCTCAGAATCAGTTGAGAAAAATGTGCATCTTGAGCATATCGAAGACCAGGTTCTAAACCGTGGTGTTGATGGAGCACGAGAGGCTATTTTCTTTTTACTCTCTCTTCGCAACATGCTCACTGGGCATGTTGATAAACCAATCAATGTGACTACAAAATGGGATGGGGCCCCTGCGGTGATTTGTGGGATCAATCCTGAGAATGGGAAGTTCTTTGTGGGAACGAAGGGTGTATTTTCCAAGACTCCGAAGTTGAACTATACGTTGGCAGACATTGACCGTAACCATGACAGCGAGGGGTTGCGGGTCAAACTTCGTGCTTGTCTGGAATATCTCCCAAAATTGGGGATCAAGGGCATTCTTCAAGGCGACATGATGTTCAGTAAAGGTGATGTGCATTCCCAAACCATTGAAGGGGAGAAGTATATCACGTTCACTCCGAACACCATCACCTACGCCATTCCCCTGCACCAGAGTAACCTTGTAGATCGGATTCTGAAGGCACAATTAGGGATCATTTTTCACACGGAGTACCATGGGAGAACGATGTCAACCCTTAAGGCAAACTTAAGAGTTGATATTGGTTACTTGAAGACCCCGAAAGAAGTGTGGTATCGGGATGCGAGTTTTGTAGATGAATCTGGGACTGTAACATTTACGGCTGAGGAAACTGAGCGTCTGGGCGACGTGCTATCACGTACTGGGAGATTGTTCCAGTCCATGAACGGGAAGGTGTTGAACCAGATTGGGACGAATGAAACGTATCGACTGTGGGTCAAGACATTCAACAACACGAAGGTTCGTGCCGGACAGACAATTGAACACACCACCGCACATACGAATGAATTCCTTCGTTGGTTAGATACAAAGTTGACCACCGGTATCAGGGAAGCCAAGCAACTAGAAACGAAGAAGAAACGTACACAGGAAAAGACGTTGGTATTGGGGTTTTTCCGTGCTCATGCAGTAGATCTCAAGCAGATTTTTGATCTCCAGAATATGTTGGTGGAAGCAAAGTTGATGATAGTGCAGAAATTGAATCAGGTGCAAAGCACCCACACCTTCCTCAGGTCGGGGGATGGGTTCGTCGCCACGGCACCAGAGGGGTTTGTGGCAGTTGATCATATTGGAAATGCCGTGAAGTTGGTGGATCGGTTGACTTTCTCGAAAGCAAATTTCAATGCCGCTAAAGACTGGACAAAATAATGGAGGAAGCATTTGTCTACGAGTGGTTTGATAAGGGTGTTTAGGTAGTTCAAGCCTGTGTTCTAACATTATAACTTTGTGAGGATATTATGAAGCAAGTGGATTTGGTGATCGGGGCAATTACGGGTTACACTTGGGATCAAATTCGTTATTGGGTTAACAGCCTCGACCGCTCAGGGTTTAGTGGCTATAAGGTCGTCATTTGCTATAATGTGGATTATGCCACACTCCGCGAACTTCAAGCCCGCAATTACATCACGTTGGTGTTTACCAACGACGAAGCAAACCAGCGTGTCACCTATCCAAACAAAGATTTTGCGATTGTCGTAGATCGATTCCTCCATTACTACCTCATGCTCGACAATGAGGACACCCGTAAAAGTATTCGTTATGTGATTGCCACGGATGTGCGTGATGTGATCTTCCAACGCAATCCATCTGATTATCTTGATGCCGCTGATCTACGATGTGTGGAGCTAGTCATGTCTTCTGAAGGTATCGCCTATCAACACGAGCCTTGGGGGGCAAATAATCTCTTGCAATCATTTGGCCCGCTTATGTATGAGAAGCATAAGGAGAACACTATTATCAATTGTGGTGTCCAGGCGGGGAAATTCGATACCTATATGGGGTTGTGTAAGACTGTCTACCTTCTTTCTCATGGCACCACCCAACATGTTCCTGGTGGTGGGGGTCCTGACCAGGCCGCGTTGAATCTTGCCCTCTCTACTCCGGTGTACGATCATATCACAGAAGTTGCCACACATGATAAGCCCTGGGCATGTCAATGTGGCACTATGATGGACCCAACAAAACTTACCGCCTATGGACCTTACATCAGTGAACCGCTGCCTCGCTTTGATGTGGCTTCTCATCAAGTGGTGACGGCAAAGGGTGTCCCCTTCACAATTGTTCACCAGTGGGACCGGGTGCCTGAATTGAAAGCCTATGTGGAAAGGGAATTTGAATGACTGCCATATATGAACCTGAACCCTTACGCCAACCAATTACTTCTGGACGTGCGGAGCCGACACCGCGTAAGGAATCCCATAATCTTCTGTTCGTTGTGCATCGCTATGCCCCATTTCAAGGTGGGTCGGAGAACTATGTGCAGAACATGGCAGAAGAAGCTAGGAGCCGAGGGCATGCGGTGACCGTATTCGCAGGTGAACACAAGGGAGACCTGAATGGGGTGCATGTAACTTCTGACCCAAAGATTCTTCAGAAAAAGTGGGATCTCATCATCGTGCATGGGGGAGATGTCGCCATACAAAATTATGTGCTGAATCAAGCAGATCGACTCGGTGGGCCCGTACTGTATCTCTTGATTCTTCCGTCTCATTCTCCGATCTGTGTGTCTGCACTTCATCGGGCTACCTACATAGGGTGCTCCACATTGGCAGATTGGAGACATGTTCGGGACTACCACGCACAGGATCGCGCGGTGCGAGTGCGGCATGGGATCAATGCAAAAAATTCTGTAGGTGTGAGGGGGTTTCGTCAGAAGTATGGTATCACCACTCCCTATATGTTCCTTTCTTCTGGTGGGTACTGGCCGAACAAAGCATTTGACGAATTGGTAGGGGTGTTTCAAGATGCGAAACGTACCGATGCAACGCTTGTGTTGACAGGCTATGATAACAGGTTCGGGATTATGCCCCCCGATACTGAGAATATCCGTTCTTTTCTGTTTGAAGACCGTCAGGAAATGTTGAATGCGCTCACTGACGCCGACCTTTATATACTGAATAGTTATTCTGAGGGATTTGGATTGGTATTACTTGAGTCTATGCTTAATCTCACAGCTTGGGTGGGACGTGGTATAGCAGGGGCCGAATTGATGAGGGAATTTGGGGCCACCTACGCAACACCACAGGAACTTCAAACGTACCTTCAATTATATCGAACGACACCAGAAACCACGTTATTTGAGGCACAGAAATATGTGCTTAGTACCCATCTGGTTCGGCATACAGTCGATGATATTTTGAAGGTGATACGACAATGAATGTCACATTCGGGATTATGAGTACATATGAGAATGTACCTCAATTGAATGCCGTGATTGAATCAATCAAAGCCTTGCAGATTCCTCAATGTGAAATCATTGTTACTGGATCGTACCGAGGGGAATGGGCGAAAGTTGCCGTGGGGGTGCAACATGTGCTGATGGATGCTTGGACACCCAAGAAGAAGAATACTGTAGCTAAATTAGCACAGTTTGAAACATTGTGCTTGTTGCATGACTATTACTTGTTCGACTCCCAGTGGTACACTCATTGGAAAACATTTGATGAAGTGGTGAAGTGGGATGTGGCACTCAATCCTCAATACCTGAACACAGGGAAAAGGCATTTCACAGACTGGGTGGTGTATGATCACCCGACGATACCTAGATACACATCATTGGATTATAAAGATTGGTCGAAGACGATGTATCAATACGTTAGTGGTGGGTACTTCTTGGTGAAGCGTTCATTCCTTCAACAAAATCCCTTCAATGAGTCCTTGAAGCCTGGGGATGCGGAGGATGTGGAGTGGACGTTGCGTATCCGCGAGAAGGGTCGTATTGTGTGCAACCCGCTTCCTATTGTGTATCATAATAAAGCGCACCGAGACGCGAACCGAACCGGATTTCCTTTTGAACAGTCAACTCATGGAGTATATCATGCACAATAAATTGGTGATTTTCGACTTGGATGGGGTGTTGATCGATAGCCGGAAGATCCATTTTGTCGCGTTGAACCGTGCATTGGAGGAG